CAATGATGTTATTGCATGGTATCTCTCATAAGGCAGTGGGCGACGCCGCAAATCTACTTGTCCGCTACGAGGTTAATCCCGGTTCATTAAACGCTGAGCAACGGGCAATCATGAAAGCGTTCTATAAGTCTGGTGCTGTGCTTGGTAACTTTACCAACGCTGAAACCAAAACATATCTGGCCAAGAAGTTGGCACAAAATATTACACAGCAAAACGAACGTTCACTGCTGACCAAGCTGTCTGCGTTAGCTGGCTATGAGCAGGAGTTCTCTAAGTACGCGTCTAAGATCGCTCGTGGTGCTAAGCTTACGGATAACGCCGCATCTGAAGTATATGCCGCAGGCGATAACGTGTTCCGTTTAGCTGCATTTATGAACGTTGCTGGCAACTTGCAGGCTAAGAATGATGGCGTCCTTGGGGATGCCCAACTAAAAGAAGCGGGCCTTGCTGCTCGTAAAATGTTCCTTGACTACGACATCGATGCTCGTGCAGTTAAAGCTGCTCGACAGTCCGTTCTTCCGTTCGTATCTTGGTCGTACGCTATCATGCCGGTACTTGGTCGTTTAGCTATTACCAAGCCATGGACGATGATTAACATGATGGCCGCACTCTATGCAATGGGCATGATGGGTGACGATGATGAGTGGCGTCAGACTGGGCCTAAAGCTGTTCGTGAGCGTTCGCTGTGGGGCATGGGGCCATATAAGATGATTCGTATCCCGTTTATGGGCACTGACGAAAATCCTATGTATTACAACATCGGTAAATCAATCCCAATGATGTCGTTGTTTGAACCTGCACAGGGCAAGTCAAAGCTATTTGGAAACGAATATATTCCCGGCTCTCTTCAGCCTTCGGGCCCTTATGTAACATTGTTTGCAAATACATTGCTGAACGTAGACCCGTTTACCGGCAAACCAATCTACGGTGAGACCGACGATAACTTAGACCGCGTTGTTAAGTCTGGCAAAGCAGTATGGGACACGTTTGCACCATCTCCTTTAACTTTCCGCACCGGTAGTCAGATCAGTGACTGGGCTCAGGATAAAGAAGGCCCGACTGGCAAGCCTAACGATGGCCTTGTGTTCGCGCGTTTGTTTGGCCTTAGCATATACCAATATGACCAAGCTGAGACACAGTACTACCAAGATGCTGAAATCAAGAAAATTAAGAGCGAGTTCAAAAAGGAAATGAACAAAGCCAAGCGTGATGAAATGTCTAAAGGTTATCCTGACTATGAAGCTATGGACGAAAAACTTGAAAAGTTAAACCAAAGACTTGAAGAAAGACTCGCTAAAATTAGAGGAGACGAGTAATGGCTAAAACACCAGCTTGGACACGCAAAGAAGGTAAATCGGAAAAAGGGGGCTTGAACGCCAAGGGGCGAGCCTCTTACAATAAAGCCAATCCCGGCAAACCGGGACTGAAGGCTCCTCAACCTGAGGGTGGCCCACGACGTGACTCATTCTGTGCTCGCATGGAAGGCATGAAAGAGAAACTGACCAGTGCAAAAACTGCTAACGACCCAAACAGTCGTATCAATAAATCACTACGTGCTTGGAAGTGCTAACATGGCTACCAAAAGTAAATCTACTGTCAATGCTGCTGGCAATTACACGAAGCCCGAACTGCGCAAGCGGATTGTGTCTCAGGTAAAGTCTGCAGCAACGCAAGGCACTGGCGCAGGTCAGTGGTCAGCACGTAAAGCTCAGCTTGTTGCCAAGAAGTACAAGGCAGCGGGCGGAGGGTACAGAGATTGAAAGCGCCTCAAAAATCATTGAAGGATTGGGGCGACCAAAAATGGAGAACCAAAAGTGGTAAACGCTCTTCTGACACAGGTGAAAGATACCTTCCAAGTGCTGCGATTAAAAGTCTCAGTCCAAGTGAGTATGCTGCGACAACGCGTGCAAAACGTGCTGGCAAGGCTGCGGGAAAACAATTCGTAGCGCAACCCAAAAAGATCGCTGCAAAAACTGCAAACTATCGTTAACTTTAATTGGAGATTATTATGTACGGAAAAATGATGATGGCCCCTGCCAAAAAAACCGCTGGTAAAAAAGCTGCACCTTTTAAACCATGTGCTGGTTGTCCTAACAAAGCTAAATGCAGCGCCATGGGCAAATGCATGAAGGCTAAGAAGTAATTACTTCATCCCTGCTGAACGTGTTCGTGCAAACGAACGGTTTGCAGACTTAGGAACTGCGCGGAGATTACCTCCGCCATTTCCGCCGCCCTTTGCAATGGGCTTCTTGTGATCGACGTCAAGGCCGTCGCCTTTGCTGACGACGCCTTTCTTTTCCATTTGTCGACGCGCTGAATTGCGATCAGCTCGATTAGCGATCTGATCCGGTTTGCCTTGGTAGTTCGCGTACTCTTTCTTGTAGTCACGTGGCATGATAGTTGTCCTTAAAAAAGATATCTTATTGTCCCACAGCTACGCCGTTTAGAACAGCCAATAGTACAGGGCTTTGCTCTCTGGACATGGTGCCAGTCAGAGTTGCTACAAACCGAGGGTGGTTTAGGTTCACAATCAAACAATGCGTCTGGCCGGGGCTTCTGTCCTTGCATCCTTTAAACATCGTTACTCGATCGCGCTTAGCAATCATCGCACCGTTAAGTTCTAGCTCACGCTCAATCCGGTCAATACCGTCCTGCGACCTTCCTAACCATGTCTTGAACAAAGCCAAGTTGATTGCGATCATGCTACCGGGCATCACAGGGTTCTTGGCATCATAGACAACCTTGACACGGGCAACAGCTTTATCTGGAGCGGGCTGAGTTACCTGCTCTTTACCTGAGCTATAAACTTCGGTGCAATGCACAAGACGATCGTTGTGCTCCATGATGTACTGGCCAATGGTATCGAACACGTCAGACTTACTTTCAATTGCAGCTTGCCTAGTTTGCTTGACGCGCTCAATCATAAAGTCCACTGTTGCTTTTATATCGAACGGGAACAACCCCAAGGCTTGGCCAATACGACCCATGCCCCATGATGCAATAAGTAGCGTCCTGTAGAAACGCTCTTGCGGCTCGAAAATAAAACCAAACGTTTTATTGAATGATGCCTCAGACCATTTCCATACGACCTCGGGGCCGCCCTTGTCGATTACAACTTGCACGAGCTCTGGGAAAGCCCAACCGTTATGTTTCTCTACGATCTCAAAAAAGTCATATCCAAAGCTACGCCCATCTTCTCGGGTAGCGACAAAAGTTCTATCGTGTTGCGGGAACTCTAAGCAACGCGCTTTCAGCGGGTCGTTGCCTGCCTGTGCGTTTTCAAACTTTCGGTACATCGAAATGTTAGATGTGACATGAGTAGGTGCGCACCACTTAGCGGGTTCACGCAACTCGCGTTCTTTCGTCATCGAAATCTTTTCGCGGCCAGAGCTAAGTGTGTAGCCCATGTCGGCCATATCCTTGTCGTCAGCTGCAGTCATCTCGTCGATACAACATGGCAGGTTGTTCAGTACGCCGCGCATCTTATACATGGCGTTCGCTGTGTCCTTCTGACTCAGGAATAAATCCTTGGGATTACCAATCAGACTGTTCACGCCAATCAGAGACAACGATTTACCAGTTGTGGTTTCATCAGAATAGATCGACACAATCGCTGTTGCGTTACCGGCGGCAGGGCCAAGGATTCCTACTGTGCCTGTCAGCACTGATGCACGAATATTATCGGCACCGGGTAGGTTCAACATATCCATCGCTCGAATCCACTCAGAGCGTTCACCGTGCGGGCCAATCAGTTTAGCGAAGTTAGATGCAGGGCCACGAAGGCGCGTGTCTGTTGCACCGGAAGGCGAGCCCAACACTGTCTGCCCGCACATGAACGAGCCATCTTCTTGCCAACCAAAGTTAACAAAGTCCAATCCTGTAGGTGCCTGTTGTTGCACCATCGTCAAGTAATCCATCAAATAGCTCCTAACTTTTTCTTGCTGTCCAGCATTCTTTACGTAGATTTGTTGGTTCAATAAAAATGTAGAAAAGTCTTTACCAATCGTCGCGAGCACAGACATCTCATGCTCTGTCTCTTTCCATCCAGTCATTGGATACTTTGCAATCATTTTGAATGCAGACTTGCGACTTTCAGGATCGTGGTACACACCGGTAATGTGAATCTCATACTGGCACACATGGTCAAACTCTGTGACCTCTTGGGCGATTTCATTGCCGTTTGCATCAGTCGTTGTGATCTCGGTCTTGACCTCGCGCATGATCTGGTTGTTCTGAATGACGTAGCCCTTGGGCATTGTGAACGTGAACTCTTCACCTTCCTCAGTAACAACTTCAGTCTCAGTAACAACCGATAACTGCGCAGGGCTTGTAATCTTTCCACGGCTTGGGCAACCTTCGCAACCCTTAGCGCACAACTGCTCGAACTTTGCACAAGTCGTAGGGCCAGTGCCGTTCCAACCATTGAGCTTATCCATACTTCCGTCTAAGTCAAAGTCAGGGTGCATACCTGCAAGCATAATGACTGCTTCTTGGACATCGGTGCAATGCTTCGCAAGTCCCAGTGACGCACGCCATAAAGGTTCTTCAACGTTGCGACCTGCCGCGTCGAGTACACCACCAGAAGCTACAAGCGCACCCACTTGAGCACAGCGACCTGCTACTGCAGTCAATACAACATCGTTTGTGTTAAGCACTGCATCAAGAATAGATGATCTAACACCCTTGCGCGATGCTGTTGCCTTTGCATTCTTTGGCAGCTTGCCAAACCATGGCTTTAGCACGGTAAACAACTGCACTGGATCATAGTCAGGGCAATCGCGTTTGCACTCTACCAACTTCCACGGCTGTTGCTTTTTATGATGCGTACCAACTGGGCGAAGCACCATCGATGGATCATGAATCTTGCTTGTGTCAATCTCGACACCATGCTCTTCAAGCGCAATGCGAAGCGCAGTAGATACTTTAACCCAATGCTCTTTTGAAATTGCTTGCGTCATTGGCCAGTAACAATGAATGCCACGACCAGAAGATATAACCATAGGCTGAGGCATACCAATCGCTTTGAGGGCGACGGACATTGCAATCCACCCTTCCTTCTGAGTAGCGTAAGGTTTGTCCTCACCAATATCTAAATCAAGCGCCAATGCTTTAAACACTGTTGCGTGTGCTTGTGTGCGGTACCATTTCTGCTTACCGTTCTCTACGTAACTGTGATTGGCAAATGCACCAACACCAAAGTAAACAGTTGATTCAGCTTCTGCATCCCACCTACTGATCGCGTCTATCGCGTCATCGATGTCTGCGAATGATCCACGGTTCCAAAAGAAGCCTCTTGGATTTTGTCCTGATGGATCAGGCTTATGTATGCAAATAACCAGTTCGTCTGTTTGGGCGAATACGCGAGTAAAAAAGTTTTTTGTGTCCAAGACATGCCCCTAGATAAAAAACCCCGGCATTACCCGGGGAGCGTTCTACATTTTAATTTTATTACTCGTCGAACAAACTGTCGAGCTTTGCCGCTAATTCATCTGACGCTTTTACTGGAGCAACTACGGGTTTCGCCGCCTTGACAGGCGCGGCTACTGGTGCAGGTGTTTCCTCTTCATAAGCGTCCTCTACTGCGGGAGCCGCAATAGCGGCCTTCGGCGCGGGTGCTGCAATAGCAGGGCCCGCCGCTTGTGGAGCAAGTTGACGAGTAGCTACTTTAACAGAATCACTTCCAACTAAAGTGTCAACGCGAGAAATTGCTTTCTCTGGAACGTAACCTTTTTGCTTAAAAGTAATCTTGGGGTAACTCGCCGCGTCATCAAAACCCAACTCGGTAATTACCTCTTCAGGGCCAATGCCATAATTGCCTAAGTCCTTGAAGTATTCACGCAGAGCTTTCATACCGCTGACAGGTACAGTCAAACTGTATACTTTTGATGGATCAGCGGCGGCAACCACTGCCAAGTGCCGTTGGTCAGCACACATCTTAGACTTTGCACCAGAGGGCAGAACCTTAGAGCCAAGCACATTGTTGGGGCAGTCCGCGCAACTAGCGTGCACTGGTGACTCAAAATTAGCATCAGGCTTTAGGCCATCACTAGAGCCACAATCTGGTCGAACGTTCTCCGCAGACGCATCAAACGCTTTGGCATAAAACACCTTGGAAACCCTAGGGTTTGCACCTACGATGATGGTGTCTAGAGTGACGCCAACTGTTGTCTCAACACCGTCTTCGCTCAAGCGATAACGCCCTGCGCGGATGCTGATTTTTGGAAAACTAACGCCGTCGCTACCGACGATCGCAGATGCCACTGTTGATTTAGTGCCCGCTTGCTGACGGGCGGCTATACGGGCTGCAATGTGTGCAGGTACTGTTTGAATGTTGCTCACGATTATTCCTTTGCTTGAGCTTTACGAAGATTAAAAACACGGATAGACGAGAAATTTACGCCGGGAGGAGGAGCGCCATTGGCTTCAATGAAACTCTTTACCCCTAGCTTCGATGCGCGGGCTTCTACCATGTCCCAAGCATCGGTTTCCTTGCAATACGCAAAGAACTCTTCGCGCGACGCAACGGTCGCGGTGTGGTGTGTCGACCAATAGGCCGTACCAGAATTTGTTTTAACTGTCTCGAGACCGTCTTCCTGCGCTTTGGCAGTCATCCAGTTCTCAACGGCGATAAGCTTTTCTGTAAGCTTTGCCTTCTCCACTTTATGCGCACGCTCGAGAGCGTCGATAGCATTGCGCACCTGCAGATACTTATCTGCGGCTATTTCATAGTTCATAAGTAAGTCCTAACTGTTTAACTAATCGTCACTGTTGATGCCCTGCACCAAATTTAAAAACTCCGCCAATGTGTTTTGCTTTGCGCGGAGTCGGCGGTATAACTCTGCCTCAAAGCCGGTGGCCCATATGTGCCAAACGGTCGTCTTGCCTGTTGTTGTCAACCGGCGAATCCTAGCGTTAGCTTGCTCGTACTGTTCAAGTGAATAAATGGGAGCAAACCAAACAATATCTTTTGCCCGAGTCAATGTCAATCCGTGTGCCGCAACCTTCGGGTGAGCCAACAAAATCTGCGGCCTGTCCGTGTGCTGAAAGTCGTTAAAGATTTGATTGCGTTCGTTTTTGTTAACGTCACCATGAACCGATGCAACATCGAATCCGTCAGCAGTTAACTTCGCCTGCAATTGATCTTGTACGCCTCGTAGCGGCACAAAGATAATAACCTTGTCTCCGATCTCTGTAAGTAAGTCAGTGAGTGTATTATACCTCAACGAGCCATCGATTGCAATTCGACCGGTCTCGCTATACACGACACCGCAACTAATTTGCAACATCTTGCTTAGCACAACCGCCGCATTCGCAGCAGTGACTTCGCCCGCCGCAAACACCGTCACAGCTTTGTCTTTCATTTCCTTAAATGCTTTTTGTTGTTGAGGTGTTAGCTCTGTCTTGCGACCAACGAAGTTAGTGTCAGGCAAATCTTTACACTCGTCAAGCGAGAAACGAATCGATGGTTGCAAAACTTTCTTGCATGTCTCAAGTGCATCTTGTCTTGGTATCCAACGAAACGTTGTGACCTTCTGCATCACCATGTCTTTAAACGTAGTGAAACTTTTAGGGCATGTAGGTGAGTCAACAAGTCGCGCCAATGTCCATGCGTCTGCAGGCGTCTGAGAGATCGGTGTGCCCGTCAACATCCACAGCCATGGCTTGTGTGCTTGCATCCACTTAGCAAAAATCTTGTAGCGTTGCGAGCTCGGAGATTTAAGCGCAGTGGCTTCGTCGTAGATCACAACGTCAAAGTCTTTGATGTCAGCGGCCATGTTACTAAAGCCATCATGGTTAATGATGAAGTATTGCACCCCGGGTTTCTCAAGCAACTGTCTACGTTTTTCCTTCGTGCCAGTGACAATTGCAAACATGCGGTGCGGGAGGTGGTGCTTAAGCTCTCTCCCCCACACAACAGTCAGCGTTGACAACGGCGCGATGATTAAAACTTTCTTCGCTATACCTTCATCAAGCAAAAAGTCAGCGGCCCAAATAGCACTGATGGATTTACCAGTACCCGGTGCGTTAAGACACAGGGCACGCTTGTGTGTTGTGAGAAATGCGGCGGTATCTTTCTGGTGATCCATCGGAGCAAACCGAGCGGGCCAGTTGTAGTAATGCGTGATGGGGGCAGGGACACTGAAACCCAAGTTCTTCAGCACGATTGATTCGTCCACACCATACGGCACAGCAAGCATCGACTCACCATCATGCATGAACTGTTTGGCATGCGGCATCAGAGACTGCACAGTGGCATTCTCATTGCTGTTAATGATGATCTTGCGTTTGTCAGGTATTACAAGCATGTCAGAGCAACCCACGCTTTGAATTCAAAAATCCATACGTCAACAGATGTCTCACGTACGATCCACACCTTTGCACCGCTTCTAGTCAACGTTGATATTTCCCTCTCTTGGTTGGCTGTAGTAGTGCCCTTACCAAACTTGGTCTCAATAGCAAACATAGAACCATTAACGCAGCCCACAAAGTCAGGAATACCAGACCGACCATAGCCATTAGCAGGTGGCATAAACCACCAACATAAGTCTGCATCTTTGAGAACATCTTTGACAATCTTTTTAACATCGGCTTCGTTCTTCATCTCTTACCTTTCAGTCGTGCGTCAGGGCAAATATCTTTTGCCGCGCACCATGGGCATAAGCCCGAGGGTTTTGCTTTGTATACGCCAAGTTCAATCGTGTCCTGCACCTTTGCGAATCGAGGCTTCAGTGCTCGCCACATTGAGTCTAGAAATCTACGTTCGTACACGGCGTTTGTTGTCTCGTTAAACTTGAGCCAGATGAATGATGTCTTGACCTTGGTAACTTCTGGGTAATGCCAGAACACCATGGCCGCAAACAGTTGCAACTGTGTTGGGTTTTCTTTTACTTTGCCTGTCTTGTAGTCAAGGCAGTATGCAGTGTCGCCATCCACAACAAGCACGTCAGCGATTGATCTGATCCACACGTCTTTGGCAAACCAGTCAACAGGTTTTAAGTCTGCATTGACAGCCATCTGATGCTCGAACAACTTGTCGCCCGGTCGCTTCATGATGACGTCAACAACGCTACCCCATTGATCTAGTGTGCTACGCCCTTCAGCAGATAGGGAGTCCATGTCAAGCACGCCACGGCCTTTAGCTTCTAGCAACTTGTGTACACGATCTCCATACTCGGACGCTTCGTTTGATGAATTGGGTACGCGTTTAGATACGTACAGATAATCAAACTGGGCCTCGCATGTTTCAAATGTTGATAGACGACTAAAAGACAGCGGCATTACTTGGGTCATAAGTTTCCTATTTCGCCGCACCATACGACGGGCCTACACCCGTCTCACAAGATACGGGAATGCTCCGACACCACTTGGGTGTTAGAGATAGGCACTCTTCCATATAGGCGCGTGCTTGAGTAAGTTCTTCATTTGGTACTACGCAGACTGCTTCGTCATGGACTGACAGCTTGACGGGGTACCGTTCGTTGATACGTGCAGTTTGCCACATAACGATCCGCATTGCAGCATGTTGTGATAAATTTTCTACAACTTTCGGGCCGAAGATACGTACACGTTGTTTGCCCATTAAGTATGTCCACTCTTTGCCGTCGTACTTCAGGTCGTGATACATCACACCGGGCTCACCCGGACGTCCGAAGCCATCCTTCTGCGTGATAAACCATCCGTTGACATCCACAGTCATCAGGCTACAACCATTGGCAATATCGGGCAGGATTACTTGCTGACACCTACCCCATAGGTCAACTACCTTGTGATGTACTGAGCGGTATAGGTTCACGATGTCGTACGCACGATCGAGGTCGATAGCTTTCACAGCCGGATCAGTACGCGCTGCGATACGAACCATTTCCTGAAAGCGCGGAGCACCGGCACCGTACTGCAACCCGAGCATGGCGGTCTTGCCTAAGAAACGCTCAGCCTTGTCTGCCTTGGTAATGTCACGGCCAAAGAGCTTGGACGCAAAGTCGCAGTACAAGTCCACGCCATTGGCCAACTTCTCTACCACGTCATCCTGTCCGGCCAAAGCCATCACAGTGCGAAGCTCAATGTTGGATGAGTCACCTACGAGCACAGTGTGTCCGGCAGGGGCAAGCAACGCATTGCGCAAACCCGCAGACGGCCCACGGGCGGGGATGTTCTGCCAGTTGATACTGTTGCCGCCCGAATAACGGCCAGTGGTTTTAGCACCCCAGAAGTTGAGGTACACCGGCAGAGGGCCACGCTTTGCAGTATCCACGAACTTGAGCGCACGAGTTTCTGCAATGGTTGTCTTCACACCAAGGCGAGCGGCTACCAGTGCCTGAACGCCAGAGTCTTCATGGTCAAGCAAGTCAGTAAAGCCCTTGTCACTTTTAGCAAAGGCAAAGGTCTCACGCCCTGTTGCGGGGCTTATCTTCTTAGGCGGTATAACGCCGAGCAACTCGAGCTGTTCTGCAAACTTGTCGTTGGACATCAGCGTATCCTTACCGACAACGAGCGAGCGCATCAGGTCTTCTTTGCGTGCAACTTCTTCGTGATATAGCCTATCCATCACAGCAACATCGCCCACAAGCATAGGCTCTGTAAACATACGCACAGTCATGTCGATCAAACGAACTTCCAATGGCGGAGTGAAGGCGTCCATCTTCTCACCGATCGCACGACACAGCCACGTGTCATGCTTGCAGTAATCTGCATACGCCTCTAATTCCATGGGATTAAAGTCCGCACGACGTTTGCCCAATGCTTTAACAACTTCAGTGCCCTTGTCAGGGAATCCGAAGAATTTAGTTAAGTTAGCAAGTGAGTGGGAGACTAAGTAGGGGTGAAGCATTCGGCTTTGAGGGAGTGTATCCATCCATAGCCTCGGTCGTATACCCAGTCTTTGCGTCAGCGCGTAGCCATCGAACAAAGTATTGTGGCATCTTACGGCTGAGTTGGCCCAGTCGTAGTTGACGTGCACCCACTCAAGAATCTCTGCTTCAGTTCCACTGAACCACACAGGGTCTTCGTCGTTCTTCGCAACGCATACTCCGATAAATTCAAACCGTTCGTCGGTGATGTACGCATCAGTCTGCATCTTTGACAAACTGAATTGTGCATCGTAGTACGTCTCAATATCTACAGTGAGTATGTCCATTATGGATTCCAGTCGAGCAACGTTGCCGCTACTCTGTTAGTTAGTAAGTCAGTAATTTCTTTGAGGTTACTCGCAATGTGTGTCGCCCCGCCGATCTCGACGGTGTATCCATTTTCAACTTGCCTGACATTGATGTGAAGCTGCTTAAATGGTTGTTCGTATGGGTACGAGTTAAGTAATTGCTTTTGTTGTTGAGCTGCGTTCCACTGTCCCTGCGAGGTTAGATTGCTATTTGTAATTGTTCCCTGTGCACCAGAAATTGCGCTTGAGCCTACGAGTGAGTTAGTAATTGATCCTAATAATGACATAAGTTGTTCCTCAGTTCATATCCATGTTATCAAGTTCTCTGTTGTCCAGAGCTAAGTAAGCTACAGTGTAAATCTGTTCTAGCTTCTGACGCAAACGTAGAGCTTCTTCAGACACAATATCTAATCGATGACGTAGTAGTCGGCCTTCTGCTTGCGAGTCGGCAAGCATCAGCTCAAGTTCGGAGAGGTCACTTGGGATTCTGTACATTTTGGTTTCCTCGGGTTAACTATTTTCTCGAGCACGCGCTTAAGTATCTGAACGTGCATGATGTTGTTTTTGTTGCGTACGATTGATCTGCGCACAATCGCAGCACAGCGTTTACGTTCTATATCAGTATCTACTAGTAGCATTGCGTTCCTTTAAAGATGAGAGAGCCGCTTGCAAGCCTGCTAATCCACCGACACGTTGATCGCCAATAAATATCTGCGGCATCTGGCGAACATCAGGGTAAGCATTAAAGAAGTTTGCACGGCGTGCGTCGTCGTCTATATCAACTTCTTCGTACTCCATGTTGTTGGTCTGTAGTAGTTGTTTAGCGGCTAAACAATTTGGGCAATTGCTTTTGGTATATACAGTTATTTTCATAGCTTCTTCTCCCGCAAACAACTGCATGTAAATCCGCTTGCGTCGTAGCCGATACCGTGGCAATACGGGCAGTGCTCATCCGTCACTGCTGGCGGAACGCGGGTAAATAACTTCTTTATAAATTCGTAAATAGCGATCATGAATTCTTCTCCTGTACGGCACGTTCGAGGGCTCGGGCAAACTCTTCCACGCTACCAAACTTTTCTGAGTTGGTATCCCACAAGTGGTAAATCTCTTCTTTGGTCAGACTCTTCCATTCACGCGTCGCGGTGTAAATCAGCGCAATGACCCCGACTATTGCGGGGCCTATAAGCAAATAAAGTAAATCATTCATTTTTTAATCTCCACAATAGGTCTCATTTTCCGTTGACGAAATTCTTCTTTGACAAGCGCAATAGCCTTGTCCATATCTTTCACAGTAATCAAGTCCATCTGCGCGTCATGCAATTCCATGACAAGGTTTAGTGAATTCATCTCAGATGCTTTTAAGATAAACCTTCCCGTCTCAATACCTCGTCTACCCACAGCACGTAGTGCATCGAGCCCTTCTGTTACTACGTCAGCATATTCTTTTCCAAAGCCTAATCTATACAAAGCTTCAGTAATATTTACTGTGGCAATCAAAGTATCAATGTCGTTGCGTGTTGCAAGTCCTTTAGTCAAGGTTGACATTGCTAAGTGGTTCTTGATCTTGAGATCAACCAAGTAGGTGTCGTACTTAGCTACCGGTGTCATCCCCTCGACTACATATCCAAGGGTATTTATAAGTATGGCACGTGGCCGATACTTGCTACGTTTCCGCATTCTGTACTTCGTGCAACTTGTGGATGTAGTGCAATGCTTTGTTGCCATCGTCACTGCCATCTTTTCGTCCTGCACGCATCGAGTATTTAATAATGTTGCCTTTCAGAAACCCTATAAATTCTTCGCGCGTCAACACAGCGGACATGACATTCCAAGGTTGTACTGGCATATCTTTATAGTGCGATCCACCAATTTGCACTGCATCTGCGTTTTCAATCATTGCGTTCCTTTGGTTTAAGTTGTTTCAAGTTACGTCCAGTGACGCGATCAGTCCAACACGAGGCACATATCCATCGTGAGGAGTTCATTTGCACGCCGCCCTCCGGCGGTCGTAGTTCTTCACATTTATTACAAAGTTGTAATTTATGTACGGGTTGTTGGCTACCAATAGCCAAGTGGTTGTTTACAAAATTACTCTTCATCGCCCTCATCCCAAATATCGTATGGCCACACAAGTATGGGTGTCTCTGGGCCCAAGTAGCCACCTTCAATATTGAACTCGATATACTCGCGTGCTTCTTCGTGCGACATGCCGTCGCGCGTCACAAGAATATCCCTAATTTTTTCAGCGTCGTAAACAAGTACGTTAACCATTTGCTTGTCTATACGTACATACGCGGGGCCAACAACGGCCTCATCATATCCCGGGTATTTAATCATTGACCACTCGCTTTCCTAATTCTTCTAGTGGTTTCCACCCGAAGCGACGCCATACAGATTGCACGTCTGCACCGGCAGTCCATACAAATCTGCGATCGTCTGCAGGTATTTGCGGATAGCAGATTGACTTAACAGGGATACCTTGGTGAATGATTGGTTCTTGCTTCATGATAGTACTCTTTACACAATTGGTTTAAAACATATTGATCCAACTACTTCACCGCGATTAACGATGTCGTAGTGTTTGCCAACGCTTTTAGCGCCGTTACGTGCCATGTCACTTAGTACTACAGTTAGTGAACGTCCCAGTGTGGAAACGTACACGACAAGGTTCTGTTCATCGACAGACAACCACTCTCGGTCTTGGTCGATGTTGACACCCAGTTCCTCAAAGCCGCGCACGAGTTTTGTCTCGATACGCGTCAAGCGATACTGAATGTCTTTTTCTTTATTGAAGGATGTGTTCATGTTGTTCTCATAATGCTACGGTAACCCGTGTGCCAAAAGGCTCACGTGGATGGGACTGGCCGATGTCGGCCCAGATGACAGGATAGGTTGGCTCCGCGCATTCGTCCAAGTTGCCCTCCATGTCAGTGAAGAAAATCATGCCGCAGTAACGCTCGTCTGATTTGTCGAGGTGCTCGAACACTGGCTGAAAGCGCGTACCGCCACCGCCCTTGGGATGCAGGGCAAGCATGTCGTCCCGCTCGAACCGCTCGATGTGCGTAACGTGGTAGTCGCAGTAAATAACTTCTACGAATGATGGTTGCAAGTCGTCAACGATCGCCTGAATCTCAGCGGCTATCTGGTTGCATTCCTTGGGGCCCATCGAGCCTGATGTATCGAAGCCAATAGCCAAGCCACCGAGTGAGTCAGTGCGAAGCGATGGCAAGTACAAGCCAGAGCCAATGAAGCGACGCGAGGGGCGTGTGTACGTGTAGTCAGCGGCAGACGATTCAGTCATCATGGAACGAGTCACGTCTTGCCACCGCACATGGGGTTGACCTACGTTGTCAAGCACACGATCGATGAGGCTAGAGCCCTGACCACATTCCTTGGCCATACGAGCTGCGGCTACAATCGTCGCCTCCATGTCAACACGAGTAGCATCATCTTGAGCATCTTCGAGATCACCCTTGCCATCGAAGCCACCTGCATTGGGTTGGCTTTCCTCATCGCCATCACCTGAGCCCTTACCGCCTTGTGGCGGTGGTGGGTTTTCTTTGAGCTTGGCGTAGACTTCTTCTGAGGACATGCTCTCACGCACCCATCCTACGTTGACGCCGCCCTTGGGCAGTTGCCATCCACGACTACGTATGTACGCATTGATAAGCGCATCGTTGGCGTAGTTCCACAAACTCGGATCACGGCTCTCACGACGCCACATGTGCATCAGCACAACATGCACCGACTCATGCAACACAAGGCCAAACAATTCCTCGTCAGTCAGAGGATCACAGAACGCAGGGTTAAAGCGAACCCACGCGCCATTGGTTCCTGCAGTAGATACCTTGTCAGATATCTCACGCTTGACGCGTGTCATCACAGCGGCAATGAATGATTCACGAAGGCCGAGCTTGCTGTATGCAAGATCGATTCGATCAGATAAGGTTGTCATAATTTTCTCCAGTAAGTAAACAAGTTAATCCCGTGGGATTAGGTCAATTATATTCCAATGCAAACAACGACTCAACAAACACCCGAGCAGTAGTCAAATCCTCAAACTCTTGCACATCATCGAACGTGTTGCGTGTCACAACCCAACCACGATCTGCGTCAAGTAGACCAGATACATTGTAGGCAGGGCGAACGAACGCAAACGCATGCTTGACGTGCATCTGCTTGAGTGAGCTAGCCTTCGAACGTTTCTCAACGTAGGCAGTCCAAGCACCCACAGGTGTGTTCTGCCATCGAAGCTCTGGTCGTTTGTCAACCATCATTTCATTGCAAACGCGGCTTGGTTCGCGATAGCCCACTGGGTGAACGCTGAACTCTTGGTGATCGTGCGGTCACGTTTGTGTGCAAGTTTAATCGTGAGTGTCTGTACATCACCGGGCATCTTGGACAAGAACTTCCACGCCTTGTCGAAGTTGGTAGCATCAAGGCGCGTAGCCAATCCCATTGCGACGCAATAGCGTACGTTTAGTTCCTTGGGCACAGGCACGTCCTTGCCTTGCAGAATGTCCTCGATACGTGGCATTGACTCCCATACACGCAGGTGTGTCTCGAAGATCATGGCCGCCTCTTCACCAACGTCACCCTTGATAAGCTCGACGCGATCCTGCACAGGGAGGTCAAGCTCCAGTGTGTGCGACACAGCGAACCATGAGCGAGGTGAGGGGAAGGGACGAATGTCACCAGTGGGCTCGAACTTGTGCAACAAGTCAGGGCGGTCTTGCAACAAGGCCAGAATCTCTGGGCGAATGCCACGTGTGATGGCGTGTGTTGTGAAGTCGTCGATCGTCGTGTTGACGTCGATGTCACACATGCGGTTCTGCAGTGGTGCGGCTAGGTTGTACGTCACGCCTCGGTCAGTCTTGCGGTTACCTGCGGCGATGACCATCCACTCTGCGGGAATGCCAAAGTCCTCGGGCGTCAGGCACAACTGGTATGCGGCCGCCTGCACTGAGGGCGGTGCTGATGTGATCTCGTCGAGGAACAGAATGCCCGCGCCATCTGCGGGCAGAAAGTCTGGGCGTGCCCAGTGTGTGCGGCCATCGACAACGTGCGGGATACCGCGCAAATCAGTGGGCTCCATCTGTGCTAGACGTAGGTCAACTACACCCTGCCAGTTAGATACATGCTCAGACAATAGCTTGCTTGTCTGGAACACAACCTCGGACTTGCCGATGCCCGATGGGCCACGCAAGAAAGTTGTACGGGCTCGTGTGTTGTCGTTGAGGTAACGCTTAACGAGGATGGGGGTAACGTGTGCAATACGCATGATGATTTCCTTTAAGTAAACAAGTTGTTAATCCCACGGGATTAAGGCTCCCGTGTGTGCCTATCTTACTAGGGTTCTGAGTTGAGTGCAAATCAGAACTCGAGCATCTCGTCGATGGACGCAAGCAGTGCAGTTGTCTGCACGTTGACCGCCTTACGCTTCTCGGGATCGTCACGCAACTGTTGTGGATGCGGCGTCGTGTCGATGACTGTCTTTGCCAGTGCAAGGATGTTGTCCGGAAGAATGTCAGCGAAGTCATGCAACAAGTTTATCTCCTCGGCAATGTTCTCGCACACCGAGTCTCGGAATATGGGCGATCGAATCTCACCGATACCGGTTCTCTTGTTGATGATCTCACGCTCACCCTTGCCGGTCACATCATGTAAGCGAGCAACCACTTGCTTCAGACGCTCGAGGGGTGCACGCATGATCGCGTTCATCGATTCCTTTGTCGCCTCTTCAACTTGCTGACGCAAGGTGCTGAGCTCTTCCTCTTGCATGGACACGCGGAAGTCACCCATGTCAGTGACGGGGCGGTAGTTGATGCGGAAGCGAAACGATCTGCGTAGGTCAGTCAAGTCAGGGTATGCGTTAGGATCGAACAACCCGCCCTGACTATTCTGTGCAAGCATCATGACGTTACTCCAGTTGTTGAGGAACGCAGTCACCGCCTGATCGAACTCGAGATCGAACTTGGCCATGCGGTCAGCGAACTGCATGAAACGTGAAGAGGGCAACAAGTCCTCGCCTCTGTGCCACGGGTATGTGGTGCTGTCAATGTATGCACGGGCTTGCGTCTCCACTGCAACGATCGGTTGGACAAGTGACTTGGGATACAAGTCCTTGCGATACTGCCCTGCACCATGGGCGTTGTTGGCAGACTCGGCATCGGCCGTAGCCTTGCCGTCCTTCTGTGTCATCTGTGGTTTGTTGACAGTGAGGGAAACTAACAGTGCGTGATCTTTAATAGACATAATGTTCTCCAGTTAAAAGGCTAATCCCGTGGGATTAGAGGGCGTCACGAATGACGGTGCGGACAGCTTCTTCGAAGTCACCGCCTGAGAAGTTGGGCTCGTAGTTCTCGAGCTTCTGGTCAACAACGTCGTCGATCTTGGACTCGAAGTCGAAGTCGTTCATTGCGTCCTCAACCTTACTAGCGACCTGATCGTCGATGTAGACAACCGACGCCTCGCGCACAGCTTCCTGTGTTTGGTCATCGTCATTGAGTAGCTCAAGGAGCGATGCTTTTAATGTGTCTGCGTCAAGCGCAAGCACGGCCTGAGTCTCAGCTTTCATTTTGCTGATAACTGCGTCTGCAACGTCCGACACAAGTTTGTCGTACACGCCGCCGAAAATAGATAACAGTTGTGATTGATCCATGATGATCTCCATAAGTAAACAAGTTAATAAGAACTTACGTAAGTAAGTTAATCCCACGGGATTACGGAAAGAACTAAGGGTGTGGGCGATCCCCTAGTCCATGTCATTATTGTAACAGGTTATTGCCCAGTTGTCAAGCTAAGGGCAACTCCAGTTGTCCGGGATGCAACGACGCGCGTCTATCCCATTCCAGTTCTTTGATGGCCTGATTGATCGTGTCGATCTTGTCTTCTTCCAAGTCAGTGTCAAGCGCAAGGCCGCTCTCGTATCCGCCTACGTTGTACTGATGCGTGAAGTCAGGCACGCCGTCAACCATGAGCGTTACCTCAAGATGAACCCAATGCCAGTCGTTATCGTACCAACCCTTCAGATACTTATAGTCCTGCTCCACCGCACGAAGTCGATCCTCGGGCGTAGGTTGCCCCCACTCCCTGCGTGCAACTTCTAGCGACGAGAAGATGTCGTAGTACAACTTGCGTACCTGTCGACCTGTATTTGTAAACAGTGGTTTCAGCATGCGAAGGCGCGTCTCTTCCTCAAGATCAGGCTCTTCGTCAACGATGTGCTGCTCCATCTGCTCGGCATTCAGCGGGTTCCAATCCATCTCGACAACAACCCCGTGATTGTCTGACCACTCGAGCGGAGAGTCTGTGTCATAGTCCGGTAGCCAACGCACGCGGTACACCTTGCCGCACTTGTGCGTGAACATTTCCTCATGTGTTATATCGTCATAGCTCATGATTGCCCCTTAAACAAATTCAGATTTACGAATGACTTCGACATAGTTGTCGGCGTACAAATAGGTATCGCGCTCACCCGAGCAGTCATGGTCGCATTCCACGTCATCGTTTTCCTCGCCTAACCGCAGGAACACATACCCTCCCCCATAGTCACTGACAACCAAGTCCATGAGTTTTTCCTGCAGGCTAACCCATGGCGTTGACTCGTACCACTTAACGTCCTCGTAATGCGTACGTATCTGGTATGGAAAGTCCTCATCGTGCAAGTCGATCTTGTATTCCCAATCGTTGTTGATAACGTCTAGCCCTGACTCAATGTCAGCGGCAATCAGCATTGCCTCCAACTTGAACGCTTGGCGTTGCTCGTCAGTATTAAATAGTAAGACATACTTTACGTCTGATCGGTATCCCATAATAGTTCCTTTCTTAATCCCGTGGGATTAGACTACTCTGATAAAAAACAAGATGACTTTCTGCGTCGTGCCGTAGTGGCCGGTGATGTCGTCGTACGCAAACTCCTCACGAGAATCCTCAACCACAGACATGTGGGTATACACCCACAAGTTGTCGTCAGCGTCTCGCCACTGGTCAGTGCTCGAGTCGAACCATTCATCCACAAGGGCATGCTCTTCGTCGTCAAGCCCTGTCGAGTCGGCATTGATAAGGTACGGCAAAGCAAACTCACCGATACTGTATTCAAAGGTTTCATGTATGGTAAAAGTCATTACGGTCTCCAAATAAATAAGTCAAGTAACACAACAATAATCCCAAGCAAGAGCACAACGCGCTCCAGTTTTTCCCATTTAGTCAGCATGGTTATTCCTCCATCAAGAATATGCCCTTGTGCACACAAGCGGTGAACAAGTTGTCGTCCGAGTAATTCCTAAACCCTGTGAACCCGTTCAGTTGGAGGTGTCGATACACTTCCTTCTGTTCCTCAATAGTTCTGTCAAAGAACCAATCGAGCTCGTACTCCGCACAAGCGTGCACCATTTGTGTTTTAGTAATTGCGTTCATTTGTCAGCCTCAATTCTTTTTATCAAGTCTCGTGCGTGCTGAATGTCATAGAGCACGTCGTTAAGCCATGATCCATCCTCGATGTAGTTGTGAGCGGATTGCATGAGGTTGTTCAGTGCCTCACCCAACAGTTCTGCTTTTTTGCGATCAGTCATTTAAGTTCTCCGAAAAGGGTATACGTAGCCGTGAAGTTAGTGCCATCGAGTGTGTCAGCTACACGCAAGGTCTCACTCTCGCGCACATGTGCTTGAATTGCAAGTAATGCGTCAGCTAACCGTTCCTGCCAACCATCGCCCGCATCGAAGCCGATGTTTAAAATCATTTGATTCGTCTCGTTCATTTAATGTTATCCCTGATATATTCATTAGCTTCGCGCTTGGTGTCAAACGCTAGGCACTCGCCATGCTCATCGATCCACTCAGCCGAGAAGGTTTTGCCGTAGATCGCCCATATGTCACCGGACTTCACCGGTTCCCAGTCGTTGGGGTCAAAGCCCCCGTCCTTGCGTATCTCATGCACGAGCTTGAAGCAAGTCTCCCAGTCTGCACCGGTGATCTCTTCCAGTTCTGCGGGATGGTGATCCTCGAGCAAACTGATGATTAAGTTTTTAAGCCTGCTCATTTTCTAAACTCCGTCGCAAACTGAATTGCCTGATACCAGACCTCATGTGCGTCAGCGATCGACGTATAGATGTCAGACATGGAGTCGTAGAACTCACGACTCGAGCGGTACTCAGGGTCTACAGACACCCACCGTACAACCTCTGCACGAGGAGCCACTGCCACGGCATGGCAATATGCATCGACAAACGCAACGTCTTCCAAGGTCAAGTCACGTTGGTGTGGTATTTCCTTGACACCAATTACAGTCTGATCCCAGTGTGAGTCAGAGCCAGTGTCGCCCGTCTCTAGCGGGCTCATGATGTCACCGGCACAAGCGATTGCTCCCTCTTTACTGTATGCATTTACAGTGTGGAGTTTTGTCACAGTTGAATAGACTGTGATTTGGTATGTTTTCATTTGGTTTTCCATGATATTTCCTTTAATCCCACGGGATTAGTTGTTGGT